TGATCGCGTAGACGGAACCCGAGGAGGGGCCAGATCTGCTCGCGCGCGTTCTTGCGGGCGATAAACTGGCCTAGCTCGGCGTCGAAGTTGTCGGGGGAGGCGCAGGCGCTCTGCCCTGTGACCGTAAAGCCATTAGCCAGAGTAAGGCAGCAAACGGTCAGGCAGGACCCCTCGAAGACGTGGTACTGCGCTCGCGTGATCTCCGCATCTAGGTCCGCAGGGGTTACTCGCGGGTTAGCTAAGGCCTTCGCTTGGATCGCCGCCTCGATCTCGTCTTCCGATCTGGGGGTAGGTCGCATTTTAGTCTCCTAGGTTAGGGGGTTTGGATCCGAGTAGATCGAGGTCGTCGGCCTCGTTCCGCTCGGGGAAGCCTGCCTGTCCTCGGATCGTGTTCTCGAGCTCGAGGTCGGGGAAGAGCGGGAGGCCCGCTGCTGCTGAAGCCTGCAAGAACGAGCCCAGCTCTGCGAGGTCGGCCGGAGCGATGTCGTCGAAGGCGGCCGTCGGGAGCAGGGCGGGATCTAGGCCGTTGATGTCCCAGAGGGGGCCGATCACTTGCTTATTGATCGTGGCCGCCATGCTTCCGGCGACGCCCATCCCTGCGGCGAGGAAGAGGTCGGTCTTCGACTTCGACAGGGCGAAGGATCCGCGCTCGCCTTGCCCCAGCGTGAGGAAGTCGGCGAGGATGGACTGGGCTATATTGGAGCGGTGGCGGTTGATCGTGTCGCCCGTGTTGATCGCTCGGGTCCCGCTAGACGTGATAAGCTCGAACTCGACGAGGCGTTGATTGCTCGGGCGGCCTTCGCTGTCCTCGTAGAGGTCCGACGGGATCAGGACGAAGCCTTGATCGTTCAGCTTCACGTCGCGCAGGATCTTCTCGAAAGTCGTCCGGAAGGCCTTCTGCTCGGTCGACGCGGTCTCCGATAGGTACTCCGCAGGGATCCGTCCGAGGGGGACGCCGTTCAGCTCCCGCTCGATCCCGATCGCCTCGATCATCTCGATATGGGAGGCGTAGTGGTAGGACAGGTAGGCGTTTCGCAGGATCGAGCGCCCGCTGGGGTCGTCGTTCATGGTCGCGCTCTTGAAGTGGACGAGCTTCTCTAGCGGGATCTCGGCTGCGCCGCCCATACGGTAGAGGCCAGAGGGGACGAACTGGCGAACGCCGAGGAGCTCGCCGTCGTGGTCAAGGATCCATCGGTCGACGGTCCACGGAGCGCGCGGCGCGAGCTTCTTGTAGCCGATCAGGCCGTCCGCGCGGCGCTTGAACACCTTCTCGAAGATGGAGAACCCGAAGCCGAGAAAGCCCGTCGCCTGTGCGAGGAAGTCGTCGAAGGTGTGGGTCATATCGTCGAGCATATCTTGAACGAGGTCGACTGCGGCCTTCGCTTCGTCGCTGTCGTCGGCTGGCTCGAGGCGGAACGAGGCGGACCGGATCAGGAGCTCGAAGGCCATAAGCGCGCCGCCGATTGTCGGATCGTTATCCCTCATCTCCCTGTACTTGCGGGCCCCCAGCTCTCCGCGGAGCTTGTTTACGAACTCGTCGGGACGGAGCTGGTCGTTCATGCTGTAGCGACTGGAAGCCCCGAGCTCCTGCATAGGGTCGGCCTTCGGTAGGGTCTTGCGTTCCATGTAGGGGCCTCTCTAGGTGGGGTTAGCTCGGTTCTTAACGACGGATCCTACCGCAGACAAGCTCGTCGGTCTACGCCTGACCGGAGCCACTCGGTTAAAGCCCGAAGCTGCGGCGTCGGCTTGGTCCTTGAACCTGCCCCTCGGGAACTGGCGAAGCTCCTCGACAAAGTCAGTATTCCAAGGGCCGCCCACGATATCGACGTTCCCGTTCTCGACCTGCGCCGCGAAGGGCGACGCGCGGGTCTCCTTGTCGCCGGACTGGATCTCGAAGTAGAAGTTCACGCCCCCGAGCAGGAGCGCGAGGTTCCGCTTCTGGGCTTTGCCTGCCTGCGCGGGGTCCTGCGGTAGGACCATGCGGATATCTGCTCCGTCCTGCGCCTCCTCGAAGACCTCGTCGCGGGCTAGGGACAGCCACTCCTCGACAGCGCCGACCGAGATCCGCCGCCTGTCGGCGTTGGCGATCACATAGCGACGGGTCCGAGGGACGTAGCCGATCCGGACGCGGGCCGTGTAGGCTGCGTCTCGGTTCTCCTTCTCGTCCGTCCCTGCGAGGTCCCATGCGTCCGCCCAGACGATCCCGTCCTCCTTCGGGACGTCGGGGATCTCGCGCAGCTTACCCACCTTGAAGAGGCCGCCCTCGCGGGGCGTGGCGCTCTGCTCGTACTGGGACGAGAAGGCGTAGGCTCCGAGGGCCTCCTTTAGGAGGTCCAGCTCGACATCTGGGTAGCGATCGGGCCAGAAGTTATCGCCGTCCTCTGTCCGAGGATCCTCCCACCCGATCACGGTGTAGCACTTCTTCGCCTCGTCGAAGTGGGCGGGGACGTTTAGGTGGTCGTAGCCGAGCTCGATCGCGGCGTTCGCGACGTCGTCGTAGTGGACGCGCTGCTGAATAACTATGAAGGCGTCCTTCTGGAGGTCGTTCACTCGGGAGGGCAGAACCTCACGGAACCACGCGACCGTCGCCTGCCTGATCTTCTCGCTCTCGCTCTCCGAGACGTTGTGTGGGTCGTCCACGATCACGCGATCGCCCCGCTCCCCTGTCGCCTTACCTCCGACGCCTGCGACCATCATCGAGCCCGTCTTCGTGTTCTGGAAGTTAGTTTTCGCCGCCTGATCTCGCGAGAGCTGGACCTCGGGGAAGAGGCTCCGGTAGAGCTGGCTTTCGATTATCTGTCGGGCCCTGCGGTTGTCTCTCGTGGCTAGGGCTTCGGCGTAGGAGAAGCCCAGATAGCGGGTCGCTGGGCGGTGCGTCCACTCCCACGTAGGCCAGAACACCCGCGTTTTTAGGGACTTCATGGATCCGGGGGGCACTGTTATCAGGAGGCGACGGATCTCCCCCTCGGAGACGGCTACGAGATGCTCGTCGACGGCGTCTAGGAGCCACCCGTGGACCAGATCGCGGTTCGGCTCCAGCTCGGGCCAGAAGAGCTCGGTGTGGAACTTGAGGGAGCGGCGACACGCCTCGGCTAGGATCAGCTTCACCTCTTCCTCGTGGGCGTTCGCCACGAGGTCCGCGGCTGTCTGTCGGGTCATTTTCATCTGCGCCCCTTCCGGTAGCTCGTGGGGTGGCTGTGGTAGGCCTTCGGGCTGCGCCCCTGCTTTGCGTATCTGGGATAGGGCTCGTCGTCGAGATACGCTTCGACGCCGATCTCGAGGTAGAGGAGCTCCGCCTGCCTAATTTCCTGCGCGGTGGGCCCGATCAGGTCGGCTTCCTCCTCGATACTAGCGACCGCCGCAGGAAGATTGACGAGCGCCATAGCGAGCCTAGCTCCCCTCACGGCTTGGTCTCCGTCTTGGTTCTGCGGACGAGGCCCTGCGTGGTGACGAGCGCCTTCGCTGCGGCGAGGAGATCCTCGGTCTTCACTTGGCGCAGGACGCCACTGTCGACCCTGATCGGGGCCTTGTCGTCGTCCCCTACGAAGACGTGCTCCTGTGCGGGGCGGCCGTAGACCCTGTCGAGGATCATATTCGCGGCCGAGAGCTGGGTCCGGTCGGCCGTGCCCTCCGCCCCCTTCTTGATCGTCTCGACTGCAAGGCCGACCTGCGGCGTCAATAGCTCTGCGATCGCGACCCGCTTCGCCTTCGTGGTCTCGTTTGGCTCGTAGTCGGTCGGATCCTTGGTGGGCCTGCCCTTCCCTGCGTTTCCGGCGGGCGCTCGCTTGGCTTTCGCCGTTGCTCCGGTTTTAGGTGGGGTAGACGCTGCCTTGGGTGTAGCTGTCGACGCCGCCGTAGTAGACGCGGGGCTCGAGGCCTTCGGCTTCGGGGCGGGCTTAGGGGCGGGGGCCGCCGCCTTTCGGACAGTGACCCGAACCTGCTTAGGAGGGGTCCCTGCTTTGGCGTCGGCTCGGATCTTAGCGAGGACCTCCTCGGACTTGCCCTCGAAGGTAGCGAGCGGTTTAGGGGTGCGGGCTCTGGTCATGACTTAGGCTTCCTCTTCCGGTGTGGGTGTCATTGTCCCGTTTATGCGCCCCCACGCAAGGGCGATCAAGGCGGCCTCTGCCTGCGCCTCGTCCTTCTTCAGCTTAGGCCGCCACCCGAAGACGCGCTCTGTAGCGTCGCAGGCTGCGCTCTTCGGGAGCCCTATCAGCTTGTGCTCCTTCTTCCAGACCTGCGGCGTGATCCAGTCGATCCGGCCGACGTGAGACCAGACGAGCGCCTCGATCGCCCCTGCGGATCGGCCGAACTGGAACGTCGACGAGACCCCCTGCTTCGGCATCGCGTGGACGAGCTCCACGATCGCAATGTCCACGGGATGCTCCTCTAGCCACTTTATGACCTCGAGCGCGTGGACGATCTTCTTCGCTCCGAGGAGCTGGATAGGCATCCGCAGGACGGCCTCCAGCTTAGGCGCGTGACCCACCTCCATATTGACGACCGAGAGGGCTCCAGTTTGGCCCGTATCTACCCCTAATATCTTCATGGCTTTCTCCTTGGTTAAATTGGTATGCGCGGATCCCCTACCCCTACCTCGAAATCTGAACGGCTAAGGGAATGGGACGGGAGGGGAGCCTAGGCGACCCCCCTCCCAATGACCCACCACCACCACCCTAAAACACTATAGGGGGGTGGGTGGTGGTGGGGAAAGATTTACGCCCCCGCGGGCTTAGTTAAGCGGCCGTCCAGAACTGCGTCCGGATCGCGCCGAATTATGTCCATGCGGTCGTCTGCGTCCTTCGTTAAAGACCAGATCGAGGACGGCTTTCCGTTCGCCGTTTTGTAGCCCTCGGCGTCCTTGAATATCACCTGCAATTTCTCGAGCGCGTTTAGCGCCTTCAGAACCCTAAAGTGAGCCTCCCGCTGTCCGCTTGTCCGCGTGTTCGTATTGAGGCCATGACCC